CCTATGCGCGTGATTTGCGAACCAATATCAAGGCTGGCGTTGTGCGCGGCTGGTCATTTGGCTTTGAAGTCACTAAGGATGCCTGGACTAACGAAGCTGGCGACCCGAGCGATTCGCTTAATGGCACGCGGCGTACTATCCGCGAAATGAAGCTCATTGAGGTTTCGCCTGTTACCTTTCCCGCTTATGACATGACCGACATTAGCGCTCGTGACATCCGTAAGGCAGGCAAGGAAAAGCGCGCGCCTAAGCCGTATGGCAACGTTACCTATGCTGATCCTAAGAATGGCAAATACCCGATTGACACGCTGAAGCACGTAAAGGCAGCCTGGGCATTCATTAACAAGGCCAAGAATGCGGCTGTGTATCCGCTTAACGGTGTTACCCTTTCAAGCGTCAAGGCTGCGATTAAAGCCGCTTGTGCCAAGTTTGGCATCACTATTAACGATCAGAATGAAGCGCAGCTAGCAATCGAATGGCGTGAGGCAATCGACCTTAAGCGTGCTGAGAAGCGAATTAAGGCTGAGATTGCCAAGCGCGTACCGCAGATTAATGCACAGCTAAACCAGGCTTGCGCTGAGTTTAGCAAGTGCAATGTTAGCAAACTGCCTACTCATGCACAGAACGGCATTGTATTTGTTACCAGTGCGGCAACACATGCAGGCCACATTATGAGCCACACGAAGCTTGGTCCGCAAGACGCGCTCCGTGAAATGCCAAAGCCGGAAGAGTCCACTTTGGCGGGTACCGAAGACGAAGACTGCACTAGGCGCGCAACTGCGCTTAGCCGCTCAATCCAATTCGGCAAGAAAGTAAAGCTGTCGGCCGCGAAGGCTGATGTACTCACTGAGGATGTGGACTAATGTCTAAAGACATTGCTGGCGAAATCAAGATTCGTGAGCAGAGGGCCAAGCTCTACAAGGGCATGGTGCCTATGATTGAGAAGCTGAACAAGGGTGAGAAGCTGACCGTTGAAGAGCGCGCGGAGTTTGATAAGCGTGACGCTAAGCTGGTTGAGCTTGACGGTGACCTGAGGCGCGTTATGCGTGCCACTGAGATTGAGAATGGCAGGACCGAGCTAGCCGAGACTCGCGGGCTGTCTCGTGACGAGTCAACCGCTGTTGACGTTCGCCATGCTCAGGCTTTTTCTGGCTTCCTGCGCTACGGCACCGACAGGCTTACGCCCGAAGGTCGCTCCCTGCTGACTAACCCTGGTTATGTTTCCGGTGCTGGCTATGAGAGGCGTGGCATGGCTGACTCTAGCCAGCTGGTTACTGCCCCTGGCGCCCCCGCGGCTGGCTCGACTGGTTACGACGCTGGCTATATGATCCCGCAGGGTTTCTGGCAGAATCTTCAGATTGCCCTGAAGGCTTATGGCGGAATTATGTCAAAGTGCCGGATGCTGAATACCGACACTGGTGCGCCTATGCCGTGGCCGACCATTGACCCTACGGCTGTCGTTGGCGCGTATATCGGTGAAGGCAACCAGGTTGGTTTTACTGACTTTTCGTTCGGTCAGGGCATGCTTTCGGCCTGGACGATTACCTCACAGGCGATCCTGGCATCGGTTCAGCTGATTGAGGATTCTGCGTTTGACGTTGACGGCTTCGTGTCTGACCGTATTGGTGAGGCTATCGGCCGTAAGGTCGCACAGGAGCTTTGGACTGGCACCGGCTCTTCTGCGCTGCTGGGCATTCAGACAGCTGAGACTGCGCGCGGTATTCAGGCTGGCGCGCTGGGCGGCATTTATCAGCCTGTCTCGGCATCCAAGCTGTATGCCTACCAGTATGGCTCGACTCTGACTAACAAGCTGACCGCTGGAATGCCTGGTTTCGATGACATTTCCATGATGGTTGCCAAGATTGACCCTGCGTATCGTGGGCTTGGTAACTGCATTTGGGTTATGAACGACACAACGCTTCAGCTAATGCGAACAATTACCGACAGCCTGTCTCGCCCGATCTGGCAGCCGGAAGTCGCGGCCGGTGCCCCTGACACCTTCTATAACTATCCGCTGCTGATCGACCAGAACATCGGTGGTATCTCAACATCTGCTAACGTTGTTGGCGGGATGGCGTTTGGCGACTTCTCGCGTGCGATGGTTGTCCGTCAGGTTAACGGTGCTCACGTTATGCGGCTGGTTGAGCGTTATGCCGACTACCTGGACGTTGGCTATATCGGTTACGTCCGTATGGATGCCCGGTCTAACGATGTGCGCGCTGCGCTCATCTACGAGTCCCCTGCATCCTGATTTTGGTGCCTCTGACCTGCGGGTTTGTGAGCTTAACTGAGCCAGCCCTAGTGGCTGGATGTCAGGCGAGCGCAAAACACTATAACCGCAGGTCACGGCCCTGTAGGCCAAACGGGGCCCGGCATGCCTCACCGGGCCCCAACCTAAGTAGGTTTTCATGGCAGATGTCGTGTCGTTGCAGGATGTGAAAGTACATCTTCGCTACCCTATGACCAATACCAGTGATGACGCTGCGCTCACTGGCTTTATCTGGGCAGCCGATGACGTTATCGTTACTGAGTGCGGCGATGTTGTCGCATGCCAGTATGACGAATTTCATTCTGGTGGCGACGTATCAATCTGGTTGCGTAATACGCCAATTATCCAGGTTGATAACGTTGAAGAGGGCTGGGGCTGGTACAACTGGGAACTGAACTACCAGCAGGTTAACACTGTCCCGGCAACCAACCTATTCGCCTACTCGGTTGACGGGGCAAAGGTTGGCAAGATTACCCGGCGTTCAGCCGGTAACGTCTCGATTCCCTTTATGCCCGGACTCGACAATATCCATGTGATCTATACGGCTGGGCGCGTTAGCGTGCCTGGCTCGATAAGGCTTGCCGCTCTTGAGCTTATTGCTCACTGGTGGCAAAGCTCGCAGTTGCGTGCGCAGATGGGTAGTGCCATGAATTCGCAGTATGACACAACCGATCCGGACTTTACTCGCTCGCAGGCAGTTACCTCAATTAACCTTGGCGTGCCAACGCGAATTCTTGAGCTACTGAAGCGCTACCGGCACTTGCCGTATATCGGATAATCACATGTCTTCTAGTATCCCGAACGCTGTTCAGCAGTTCATTACTATTGCTGCAACCGTTATGCCGTCACAGTCGGTATTCTGGTTTGGCAAGGCATTGCCTGTTTATACTCAGCCCTGGACGCTTCAGATTAACGAGATTACCGGAGACCAGCAACCCGCGGAACTTGGCCCGACCTACAGGCGAGAAGAGCTATTTGAGCTTCACGGCATCTTGTCTAGCTGGGCAGGAGATAGCGATAACATTTCACGGCTAAATGAAGTGTTTGCTATGTTCGCTGATATTACGGTAGCGGTTGCTAATAACCCTACTCTGAATAGTGCTGTCAGGTTTGCTGAGTGCTCACCTGTGCAGTATGTGCCCGACGTAGATCCAAAGGGCTTTTCCCTTGGTGAACTCAACTTTGAGATTCGCTGCTCGCAGCGTATAACTTCACTCACGTAAGGAATAAAATACAATGGCTGAGGTTCTAATCCCCGCTGCGACCCTTCCGATTGCGGGCGGCCCTGGCGTGGCCACTCCGTTTAACGCTGCGCAGGGCACCGCGCTGGCTACTTACACCGGGCTTAACTTCGTGAATAACGGGGCGGTTGTGCTCGTGGTTAACTCGACTGGCACCGCGGCAACCGTCACTGTGCTATTTCAGATGACTGTAGAAGGCGCGGCGATTACAGCCCTGTCTATTGCGCTCCCGGCAACAGCCGGTAACTATATGATCGGGCCTTTCGCGCCATCAAAGCACAATGACGCTGCCCAGTTGTGCCATCTGGGATTTACCGTAGTGACCGGGATGACGGCAGGGCTTTATACATTGCCAGGCGCAGTAACGTGATCTGGCTTATCTGTATTCGCCCGTTTGGCGAGCGCGTGCCAGGCGACAGGGTACTGGTGCCTGATGGAATATTTGATGCGTACTACTTTAAGCGCGCCCCGGAAGAGGATGAAGACTAATGGCACCGCTAGTTGGCTCTGGTATTGCCACTCAGATAGTGGCTACCGCCGAATCGACATTCGGCGTTGCGCCTTCACTGACAGGCGCACGTTCGTATGAAATTAAGAATGAAACCCTTGAGCTTAAGAAAACGACCGTACAAGGTCAGGGCTTGCACGCGGGGGGCTTCTACGACCGTGCGCGCAGGCGCGTGCTGACCAACTATGACGTTACCGGCGGGCTGACCCTAGACCTGCCAACACGTCTTATGGCCTTCTGGGCTCAGTATATGGTCGGTTCATTTGGCCAGGCTTTGGCAACGCCTACTCAGGTTGGCGTAACTCCCATCTATAAGTCAGTTCATCAGGGTGCTGGTGGCGCTCAGGCGCTTGGCACAATGCAGGGCCGTTCCTTCTGTTTGCAGAAGGGCGTTCCTGCGATTGATGGCACCGTTGAGCCGTTTACCTATGTCGGCTGCAAGATTACCGACTGGGAACTGTCCGTTGCTACTGGCGGACTGGCTCAGCTGATCCTGAACATTGACGCTCGGAACGAGCTAGGCGGCGCCGGCAACTCGGACCCGCTTAACGGCGTTGTGCCGCCGCTGGCGACGTTCGGTACGCCTACATCAGGGCTTGGTGAGTCGGTATTTCATTTCCGGCAGGCAACGCTTTACGCAGGCGGTACGCCAGCATATGCAGGCGGCATCGCATCACTTACTGGCACAACCGCGCTAGGCAACGTTAAAGATGCTGATATCAAGCATGCGTTTGCTATGGATACTTCACGGTATTTTCTTGGCACGCAGGGCTTCAAGGGTGAGCAGTTGGAAAACGGCTTCCGCCAGATGTCCGGGAGCTTCACTATTGAGTGGCTGTCAACTGAAGCAATGTATAATGCATTCGCTGCCGATACAACCACTTCGCTACAGCTGACCTTTGTCGGATCGACCGTATCAACGTCTAACTACCTGTTTGATGTTATTATCCCGAACATCAAGATTGATGGCGAGTCGCCAAAGGTGCCCGGCCCTGCGGTTATCACTCAGGCTTGCACGTTTACCGGCCTTGATGACGAAGCAACTGTGCCTATCCAGATCACCTACCAGTCTGAGGACACGGCCATCTGATGACATCCACCAAGATTACGTCAGGCGTGGTTTTTAAAACCGACCTTGCCACTCTTCGCAAGTCCGTAGCGCAGGATAGGGCGCTACGGCTTGCTGAGGCTAAGCGCTTGCGTCAGGCTGCTGAGTGCATCGCTGAAGCTGCGCGCGTAATCTCCGCGCGATTCTCAACGCGCATTCCTAATTCAATTCGCGTGACTGGTGGCGTGAGTGGTGTTTTCATTACCGCTCGCGGCTCAGAGGCGCCTAATGCGGAACCATTTGAAACTGGCCGCAGGCATCCGCTATTCGGCGATCGGGGGCACTGGTACCCGCAGCCTAAGCGTGAATTCCTGGAAGAGGCTGCCGCAGCCGCGGGCGAAGAGGCAGCGGAGATATTCAGCGAAATTCTTGACGACTGGCTGAAGTCGCTTAACATGTGAGGCATGAGGTATGAAGATTAAGTGGGAAGATAAGGAATACGATTTTAACCTTAACGAGCTTACCGTTGCTCAGGCGAAGGTTATTAAGGTTCATTGCGGGCTGACGCTGGTTGGTCTCGAAGAGGGTATTCTCGCGGGCGATGCTGACGCGCTGCGCGCTATCTACTGGCTGATGAAGGTTCAGAGTGGCGAACAGTCAAACATTGACACTAACGACTTTAAGGTTATGCCGTTTCTTGTGGCATTTGGCGAAGCCGCGGAACCTGAAGCGGCCGAAGGGAATGGCAGCGAAAACCCTACCGAGCCCTAACATTTGATGAAAGCCGTCTGCTGAACGGGGATATTGTCAAGCTACGCGCAGCGTATTTGTTTGACCTAGCGCATATATGCAATATAAACCCTATTCAGCTGGACGGCTTGCTATTCACGGACTTTATGCAGCTTGTGGTCGGCATTGACGAATACAGGCGACAGATAGAGAAGGCAAACAAAGATGGCGGTTCGTAGTGTCAGGCTGGCAGTCCTGGCTGATATGCGCCAGGCAACAGCCGACCTGGACAAGTTTGCCGCGAAGGTTGACGCTATCTTCGGCCGTACCAAGGTGCTCAAGGCCGAAATGGC